TGCTGATGGACACGCAAGCCGACTACAAAATATGGGGCGTTTATGCCTGCTTGCATCGTCACGGTTGGAACTCTGACCAAGGCTGTTTCGCTTCGGTCGCCACGTTGAGCCGTGAAAGTGGCATCTGTGAAAAGGTCGTGCAACGCAGCCTTGCGACCCTCGTCAAAGAGGGTTGGGTGGATGTCCAACTGCGCCACGGCATGAGCACCGTGTACCACATCCGCGTGGACAACCCGGAGCAAAAAGGACCTGGGTCAAAAATGACCCGGGTCAAAAATGCTCCAAGTACCCGGAGCAAAAATGCTCCACCCACCCGGAGCAAAAATGCTCCACTAACAAGAACCCAAGAACAAGAACCCATAACAAGAACCCTTTTAAAGCTGGAAACGGGGTTTCCAGCAGCTTCTGACGCTCCTAAGCAACGGACGCGAACCAAGGGTCCAGATGAGTTCGAGCGGTTCTGGAAGCTGTACCTCTCAGCTCCTGTCAGAGCCGCAAGTCAATCCAAGCCAAAGGCTCTTGCTCAGTGGCAGAAAACAATCCGTACCGAAACCGAAGACACGCTTATCAAGGCGCTTGAAACTGAGATCACGCATCAGGAAGCTGCGAACGGTGCTTTCGTCTGCCCGTTACCCGACTGCTTCCGCTGGCTGCGTGACGAACGTTTCGCCACCGTTGACGACCGCCCACTCAACATCACATCCGTTCACCAAATCCCAGATGTCATTCGATGAAGCTCTTCTCACCTGACTGCAAAAACCAATTTGTCTTCGCCGTTCTGCCTAAAGCTGCGAAGGAAGGAACAGCACCAGCGTTTCGCACCATCGACGCTTACGACTTCGATGAAGCCAGCCGCAAGCTCGACAAGTTTCAGTTGCGCAATGCCTATCCCTACCCGATGGGTCGATATGACGAGTTCGGCAGGTACATGACCTACAAGCCACCGATTGATGGGATCACTCCAGGGCGCTTTGCCCTACACCCCCATGCCGAAGAGGAGCGTCGTCGTGAGGAGGCATTCGCCTGATGGCTCTGAAACGACTCTCCTCCGAGGAAGGAGCACGCGAGATCCTCAAGCGCATGGTTGCGGCAGGGCGCTGCACCATCGAGCAGCTCGATAGCCCACCACCAGGGCACATCAACCCACAGGCGTACCGCAATCTGCTACGGGACGTGGCACCTGACCCAAAGGTTCAAGTCACTGATCCGCGTGACTTCATCGCTGAACCAACCGAACAACCATTGCCCTTCTGAAATGACTGAAAAGCGCACCCCCGTCAAAGTCGGTCTTACATCCGAAGAAAACGCCCATATCACCCGCCAAGCTCAAGCCCTTGGCATGGATCGCTCCACACTCATGCGCCTACGTGCGCTAGGAGACCCCTCTGTGGGCTCTGAAGCCGCGAGACCCGCTCTTCCGCCCCTAACCCTTAGGCAATACCAGAAAGCCGTTACAGCCGCTCTCAGGGCTGCCTCAGGCTCTTGCTCACGCCCAATCGTCGAAGCCATTACCGCTGCTGTCCTCGTCTCCGTCTATGCCAGCCCCGAACAACCAAGACATCCAAACCCTCCTCAAACTGTGGGATGACTACTACCTCGCCCTCTACCGCAAGATCAATGACCCAGAGCCCCCGTCAGCGCCTGAACAACTTGGTCGAATCAGCCGCTTCATCTGTCCAGCCGACCTTGGAAACGCTCGATGATGGCTGCGTTCGCGTTTGCGTTGGCGACAACTGCGGCACCGTTTCTTCACATCATCTTGTCGAACCGAAGATCAATCAGCTAAAACAGCACTACAAATAGCTTCAGCCATGGTCGTCGCTCCAGAGTTCATTGATCAAGTCCCTGTTGGCGACCTCATCCCATACGACAACAACCCGCGCACCCATTCAGCCGTTCAACTAGAACGCCTTGTCAACTCCCTCAAGGAGTTTGGCTTCACGAATCCCATCCTGATTGACGATGACAAAAACGTCATCGCTGGTCATGGGCGCCTTGAAGCCGCCAAAATCGCTGGGCTGAAAACTGTGCCCACCATCACCCTGTCACACCTGACAGAGGAACAGCGCCGCGCATACGTCATCGCAGACAACCAACTTGCTCTTAATTCAGGTTGGGATGACGACCTCTTGCAAGCAGAGCTTGAAGCCCTTGGTGAACTTGGCTTCGACCTCACCTTGCTTGGATGGGGTGAGAACCTGCCGACCTTTGGCGAGGACATCGACCTGTCCGCACTCGATGACTTTGACGATGACGATCCGACTACCGAACTGGCTGATGGCGTCATGAAAGCCATCCAAATTGAGTTCCGCCCTGAAGACTACGAAGAAGCAAAAGCCTTGGTAGATGCAGCTCGCAAACGTGGCGACTACGTCGGCATGAAACTCATCGAAGCACTTTCCTGAGATGCACGTTTGCATCCCAAGCAAAGGCAGACCCACAACTGCTGCTTACAAACTGTTGCAAGCAGTCAACATCCCGTTCACAATCTTTGTTGAACCGCAGGATATCATCGCCTACAACGCTGCAGCCGTTCCGAACCTTCATCCTCTGCCAGCAAACAACAAAGGCATCGCCTACGTCCGTAATTACATCATTGATTGGGCGCGTCAGTCCAAAATTGAATGGATTTGGATGATGGATGATGACGTGTCAGGCTTTGGTACTGCCAAGGCTGGTAAAACCATCAAAGGCGATGCCAATGTGCTCGCCCAAATACACCAGCGCGTCGCACCCTTGAAGTTCCCCGTCAACGGGATGAACTACTGTCAATACGCTTGGTCATACTCCACAAAACCCACGCGCTTCACTGTCAACAAGCGCCCGGCTGAAGTTTGCACACTGCTGTACATACCCAAAATCACTTGGCAGTACCGCGCACGCCTCAACCTCAAAGAAGACCGTGACTTTTGTATGCAGTCAGTGCAACATTCCGATGGCATCATCATTGACCTCTTTAGTTGGTTCAACTGCCCTGGCGTCGGCACCAACCCTGGAGGTCTTCAGGATCTTTACCGTCAGCAACGGGACCATGAAGCGGCAGCCAAGCTCGCCAAAGAATGGGAACCTTTCACCAAGCTCATAAAAAAGAAAGATCGTGTCGACTGCAAGCTCGACATTGCTGCTTACGCAAAATCCCTTGGTCGCGCCGTCAAATGAAGCTCCCCATCCTCACCCTTGCACCCATTCAGCACTCTCAAAAAATTGGTGACACCTGCAGTGATCACCAGCCCAACATCACTGAATCCTGCATCCTTCAAGATCCTGATGGCACAGCCGTAGGGCTCTTCCTAAAAGAACTGCCAGATAACCTTCAAAAACTCATCAACATTGCAGACCATGAGGTCAACTCAGATCGCGTGCCCAAAACCGTCATGGATCGCAAGCGACCATTGCCTCCGGGTCCTGACGGCAAACGCCGCTACCTCGTCGTCTCTCAGTATTCCGCCATCCTCGGTTCTGTCCCGCCAAAACCTCACATGAGGCGCAGTTACGCCTCACGTTCCTCTGTTCACTCCCACAAATCTGCCAATACCTTCGTCAAAGCAATGCACGCTGCTGGCGTTACTGCCTATCAGCTCATCCATGACCTAGCACCACAAGTCACAGCCGTACACTCCAAAGCTGTCAACGCTCGCGTCCCAGACCAATGGCGCTTCGCTAAAAACTTCTCCTCCACCATCTCCAACTGCAACATCGCCGCACCTATCCATCAAGACAACGCCAACGTCAAAGGTGCCATCAACATCATCATCACCAAACGACGCAACAGCACAGGCGGCAACCTCCACGTCCCTGACTACAACGCCACCTTTGATCAAGCCGACAACTCAATGCTTGTCTACCCCGCTTGGCGCAATATGCACGGCGTAACACCCATCATCCCAACTCACCCCGGTGGCTACCGCAACTCCCACGTCTGGTACGCACTAGACTCCTTCGCCAACCTGTAATCCATCTATAAACTGCGTTTATGGCAGGGAAAACGCGCTGCACAGCTGCTGAAAAGCAGTTCCGCACCATGCGATTCGCTCGCATGATCGCTAACGGTGCAACACGCTCAGATCTGCTGCAATACGGCGCTCAAGAATGGGGGCTTAGCTCTCGCATGGTCGATGAGTACCGCGCCTTCGCAATGAAGGAGCTGGAAGCAGACTGGAACCTTGACCGTCAGGCTTACGCCGCTGTCCTCTTATCGCAGCTCAACATCGTCCATAAAAAGTCCATGGAAGGTGGCAATCTTGCCGTCACCCTTGGCTGCATCAACACTGCTGCAAAAATCGCCAAGCTCTTTGACTGATGGGCTTCCTCAGCACCCTGCCACGCGGGTCTGTCCTGTCCCCCATCGTTGAATCATCAGAAGACGCGCAGCTCGCAATGCTGTCCGTTGGTCAGCAGCTATACGACAGCCTGACCGTTCCGCAGCGTGAAGTCTTCGATGCGCCAACGCGCTTCAAGATGCTTTGCTCCGGGCGCCGCTTTGGCAAGACGTACCTTTGCATCGCTCAGCTGATTGATTGGGCAACACGCAAACCCAACAGCCTCAACTGGTACGTCACTGCCAACTACCGCATGGCAAAGCAAATTGCCTGGCGGCAGCTGAAGGTGATGGTTCCGCCTGAGATCTGCGTCAAACGCAACGAATCTGACCTGAGCGTTGAATTGACCAACGGCAGCATCATCGCCCTGAAAGGCGCTGAGAACCCTGACACCTTGCGTGGCGTCAGCCTGTCAACGCTCATCGTCGATGAGGCGGCATATGTCAAACAAGATGCTTGGGAGATGGTGCTACGCCCTGCACTCTCCGATCAAGGTGGTCCAGCTTGGTTCATCACCACACCAGCAGGTCTCAACTGGTTCCATGACCTATGGGAACAAGCCCAAGATCAAGAAGACTGGCGCACCTTTTCCTACACCACAGTCCAAGGCGGCAACGTCCCACCTGAAGAAATCGAAGCTGCACGTCGCACACTCGACGAACGCACCTTCCGTCAGGAATACCTAGCCTCCTTCGAGACCCTTGCAGGACGTGTCTACCCTGACTTCAGCGATGACAACATCACTGAAACCGCAGAGGACACTGGTGGAGAAATCTATTGGGGCACTGACTTTAACGTTGGT